CATTAGAGCTTGGGCTGCCGAAGGACCAATTGGGTCACGGAAAGTTACTGGAATTGTTTGCCAGTTAAATCTTCCCGCAACAAAAGTTGAGGTATTCAAAAACTGAATTTCTGTTGGGTTGATGGTAATGTGAGGTCTAGCCGTAGATTCTACGAACCACTCATTGATACCCAAAGATGATGGAAACCTTAATATAAACCTGTTTTGTCTTTTAGGTTCGTAAGGAATCGGCATTTTCATTAATAAATCCGCCATTGTGTTTTCTTATTTTTACTTTTTATCGTTTATTATAAATATACTCTTGGTGGAAAACTTTTTCTATTTACTTTTTTTTGGTGGAGAGTTAAAATTCCCATATAAGTATTAAGTATTAAGTATTAAGTATTAAGTATTAAGTATTAAGTATTAAGTATTAAGTATTAAGTATTAAGTATTAAGTATTAATTATTAAGTATTAAGTATTAATTATTAAGTATTAATTATTAAGCATTAATTATTAGTTCTTTATAAATATTAATTATAATAATTTCTTTATTATTTAATAATAGTAATATAGAGAATTTTTTACTTGTATTCTTTTTTTATACCTCCTTTTGTAGAGTATAAATTTATCGGTTCTTTAATTTGATTAAAATACGTCTGTATACTTTTTACGTTTTTCTCATCGTCATCTGAAAAACCAATTGTTGGTTTTTTTGGTATGAACTTATTTGCTACCCCTTTTTTCAAAAATGCACTTTTTTGAAAAATCAAAGCTAAAGATTTTACATATTTAACGAAGTTTGCCATAGCCAAGACTTTTGCTTCTTCAGGGTTTGCAGCCTCTTCTTCCACACCAAAGCTTACCGGATTGTACCTATTTAACTCAAGATACGACCAAATTAAATCTTCATCGGACATTTTTTCTTCTCCCACAAAGTCCCTATATTTTTTTAGATTTTTTACAAGTTCTTTTTTAGAGATGCCCCCAAAGTTACTATTGATGTAATTGTAGACTCCTTGTTTGATGGTTTCTGGATTATGCCCTCTAGCGGTTATAATTGCAAAAATAGAACCGTTATTAACCGCTTCTTTGAAGTCATTCCAGGCTGGTCCAAGTTTAGCTTTCATAGCATCAACTAAAAAGTCTTTATCACCATCCACACCAAAAAAACGAAATGGGTTTCGTGCAAAGTCTGATATTATATTACCATTGTATTTGAAATTTTCTTTCCCAATTTGCCCTCTAAAGGTTGCAAAATCTTCGGTACTCATAGGAACTTCGTAACCATCAACATCTAGAAGAATTATTTTTGTTGGCATGTGTACCAAATTATCGTCCCAGTCAAAAGCGTAGTATTTAAGGTCAGGGGTTCCGGTTTTAAAGGACGACGTATGTTTTGTTTTCATTATTGAAATGGCAAAAAAAGGGTGGGAAATTCATTTTTCCCACCCCAAAGATATTAAATATTTTCGAAAGACGCTCCAGTTGGAGTAATTAAGAATTCGATATCTATAAATTCTAAAGCCTTTGTTGGTTTTAAATAGATTTTACCTGTGAGAGTGTTTCTATCCAAATCCTCAGGAGTGGATGCAACCGTAACACGGAAATCATACAAACCTCGGTCTCTTCTAATCGCATCTAAGATAGGGTTTACCGAATCTAAGAATTGTTGTCTTACAATTTCATCATTCTGTTCGAACAACAACCGTACTGCAACCGCTGAAATCAACTTACGAGCCTGAAGTAACAATCGTCTTACGTTTATTCTATTCAAAGCTGTGTCTCTAATTTGAAGTGTTTTGTTACCGAAAATTACAGTACCAACATCCGAGAATGTTGCAATAGGATTAATTCTTCCTTGGTAGAGAGTATCTCTATCTTCTTGTGTTAACTTCAATCTAGCTTTTACAGAATTCACAAGACCTCTTGTATAACCAGCTGAAGCAAACCAAGGGAAAGAAATGTTGTCAGTTAAAGCAAGGTTTCTACAAACTTGACCAGTAGGTGGAATGTAAATTTGGGTATTGTTAACTGTGTCTCTTTCCAAAATCCATGGATAATAAGTTGCTGTGTATGATGAATCTATTCCAGTGTTGTCTAGATTATCAACCGCAGCTTGTGGGTAAATAATTTCATACTGAGAACTACTATCAGGGGTATACATGTTATAGTCAGGAGTTGTTACGATATAAATCGCATCAGCTCTTTCATTTTCAACCATCCCGATAGCCAACTCACACAAGTTAGAGTTGTTTTCATAGTCAATACCAGGGGTTACAAACACGTTGATGTTTGTTGATTCCGGGTTATTGAATGTTAATTGCCCAAGTAAGTAAGCGTAGTAGTCAGTGTTTGCAAAATCTTGAGTGTTATCACCAACTACAATTCTTTTGAAAGTACCATCACCGGAAGCTGTTGGATAACGTTGCGTTGGTGTAGAACCTTGTAAGTATCCAGATGCTCCAAGTGCAAATCTGTCTTGGTTAGTTCTAAACTCTCTGTAGATGTCCCATCCGTCGAAACCACCCTGAAATACACAGGTGAATTTTCTTGAGTAAATAAAGTAGTAAGGACTTTCTTGGGAAGTAGGTTCAGAATCAAAACTTGCAACACCGCAATCAAATGCTGGGGTTCCGCTTGTTACTTGAGAATTAACAATAGTAACAACAGTTGCTCCAGAATCCATGTGGAAACCTTTAGTTTGGTAATTCCAAGGTTCTGAAGTTGTAGCCAAATCCCAACCAACAACGGGGTTCTTTTTCCCCTTGTACTGAAGAAGGTCAGTGTCAATTCCAAATTGAGAAGAAATTCCTAAATAAGTTCTTCGTACGATGTCACCAGATGAAGTAACGATGTTTGCAGCACCAGCAGTAGTTCCAAACGGTGGGTCATAAATTGTTTCACCAGGGAAAAAGTATTTCGTTTTGATAATAGGAAATGGAGACGGGTTAGTTGCTGTCTCGTAAATTCTCTCTTCAAGTCCATAGAATCCACATGGTAGCGCGTCAACAGGATATTCATCTGACATTTCCACCATTATGTATGCAGAATTTAATGGATACTCACCATCAGCTGAACCAATTTTCTTACCAATAAAGCTGTTTTGTGTAGGGTCCATCGTACAATTAGTATACTTTTCATAAACAACCGGATTAGCATCCGTGTCAAAAAAGTCTCTAACCAACACATCAAAGGTTTGGTTATTGAAGGAAATGTTTGCTATTGAAATTTTTACATCAGTGTTTGCTGAATTACCATCACTGATAGTCATAAATCTAAACAAGTTGTAAACTTTATTACCACGTAGTTCTGATACAAAATATGGTGTTTTAGGGGTTTGATACTGGTCCAAGAACCATGCAATAGAAGTTGTAGAAGCTTTATCACGAGCTTCAGGAAGTGCAATCAAATCGCACTTAACACCACGAACATATCCTTTATTGTAACCATAGTTTAACATACCAAGATATGATTCTTCAACATAAATTGGAACTTCTTGTCTAGGTTTTGAGAAGTTTGTAATCCCTAAAACTTTAGTTAAATAGTTTGCATTAGTAGAGTCGAAAGAAGTGTCAAAGGAGAAAGTCTTGCCTTCATAAGTTACACCACTCAATTGGAACGTAGCAAATGGGCTTTGTGAAATTCCTGAGTAAGCTCCGGTACAAACTAAATTTAAATCTGTTAAACCAGTAACTTGATATTGGGGACCATGTAAATCAGCAGTATAAACTGAAATACCACGAGAACGCACAGTAGCTAGAATTAAATTATTCCATTCGGTATAAGCTGTACCTGAGTAGGTGTAAGATACACCAGTAATTGTTCCGGTAAAAGAACCAGAAGCACCCGTCACAAAGTTCGTAACATCATAATACCAAGAATATCCTGAATAGCCATTAGTATTACCTGTAATATCAAATGTTGCATAATACCAAGGGTCGTTCGTTCCAGCAGTTAAATCAGCAGAATTAAGACTTAAATTATCACAACCAAAAATGTTCTCAACATTTGAAAAAGCAGCGTCTAAAATTGTATAACCCGTTGTCGGAAGTGAACCATATACATTAACTGTTGTTGCAGAAATAGTTGTATCTCCCGAAATATCCAACATGAATCCGAATAAGTCAGCATTGTATGTTGAGGTTGAGCCATCATTTAACGTGTATTGAGTTGGAAGAGAGTTTGAAATAACCGCAGGTAAACCACTACCAAAATTAAGAGTAGAACCAGAGGTATTACCCGAAAATGTTACTGTAAAAGGAACAGAAGCAACACCCGTGTTGATACCAACAGTGGTGCCATTAACGTTAGCGATAGCTTGCAAACTCCATGAGGGTCCCGCATCATAGCCTGAAAGACCAAGAATACGTGTTACAAACAATTGATTGGATTGTTGCAAATAAGCTTTGGCTATGTAAGCGGCTTCGTACTTAGGTATTTGTGTATTTATGAATTTGGTTGGTATGGTACCACCAAAAAAAGTTTGAAATTCATCAAAGTTAGTGATAAAGATTGGTTCAAAGGCTGGCCCTTTTTGTGTTTCGCCTACGAGACCCAAAGTTGTTACACCAACACTTTGAGCAACAAACGATAAGTCAGTTTCAGATGTGTATACCCCTGGGGACACAAAAACTTTTTGGTTTGCTTGAGATGTTACTTGAAAAAACATTTTTTAATTTTTCTTATTCGGTTTTATTTTAATGATAAATATTTGAATTAAACACAAAAAACTTGACTTTTAAGTATGTATTATTAAGCAGTATGTTTTTTTTCTGCCTTTTTTCTACCTCTATGAAAAATACCCCTAAGAAGATTAAGAATCTAAAAATATCTGAATCAACACACCAGGTGTTAAAAACCTACTGTGAAGACAATGGATTAAAGATTTACAAATACCTAGAAAAGTTAATTCTGGAAAACTGTAAAAAGAAAAAAGATATCTACGGAGAATAATTATACCAGTTTTGCTTGGAACTCTATGTTTGCTTCTTCGCCTGGTGTTTTTTTTGTAATATCTACTCGTAATAGGTCACCGGTATTGAGTTGAATAAAATTAACATTGACACCATAAAAATCATCGTTAATATAAACTCTATATCCATCATTAATTGTGGCTCCACTAGTAACAT